GGACATTTAAGATTGTTAGTACGAGGTACTCCATTACCTCAACCTGGAGGGCTAAGCCCCTTTGGCAAGCTAATGATTCCTAGGTCTGGTGGTTACGTTCAGGAGACGAACACTTATAGCCCAATTATACTTGGTGCTATAAGTCGTTTTCGTCCCTAGCGGGTGGGGCGACTACACCGTCGAGGATGAGTGGGATCGCATCCTCAATGACGGTTTAGCCTGGATACCTCCTGGCCCTTCGGGCTTACCGGTTCTTTTACGCCGCTATGCTGGTAATAAGTTTTTACCTAGCTACAATAGGGCTGCTAAAGAATTTAGGTTGTTATGTTCGGAGTTCAGAGAGGTATCTGATCCCAAGGATTGGTCGGAGAAGTGGTTTGATGGATTGACTAAAAAATATAGGGTATTAAAATCTGTGGTGCAAGGTTGTCCTATTGGTTCGGGTAGTGCTAGGGAGGTATTGGCTTTAGCTTGGGATATATTGCCTGACGGTGTCCAGAAGGACGTTGGTAACGTGTTTAAGGAATGTGGTATCTGGAATGAAAGAAATAATAGTATACTCAAGAAGAAATTGAAAGACTTGGGAGAACTATGTAAACATCATGGAGACAGGCTTTTTTCCTGTTGGAGATATCTAGTCAACTGGGAACTTTGTTTTGGGGCTCCTCCAGAGTCCATTGAGGCAAAGGAAGACTTCAGAAAACAGGTTCAATCTTGGGTTGAAACTGAAAAAGAAGAAGATGGCGTTAATTCCGCAAGAACTCAAATGATATTAAGAGGATTAGCCATTCTAAAAAAGAAAATACCTAAAATATCTGCTAAAAGGGATTCAGCCTACGAATGGGTTCGAAAACCTTCCGGTTGGTTAGCCTCTGGTGGCAGTAGCGAGCCAGGTATTGCGGGGGCGAGAAAGACGAAAACCTCTACCTATATGAAAAGGGGTCCCAATCAATGTGAATTAGATCTTAGTGATAGTTCTGATCCTAGGTACAGGGCACTTATAAAACGAGAAAGAGGCAAACTAAGGAACTTTGTAAATGCTCCTTGGTCTCTTTATGTTCAACAAAGCTATGTCGGAGATGGCTTAGAAGAACATTTATCTCGTTACATTTCTACTTCGCTTAGTTCTAAGTTTGGAGCACAGAACTGGTTGCGATGGTTAGAAATTAATGACGGTAGGGTTGGAGTACCAATTGATCAAAGTGGATTTGATCATGTTCCGGGGAAAAACGTTTTGTTTGAATTCTTGGATTGGCTTATAGAAGTCGGAGCGGGAGACGATGATGATAGAAGGAGAGTCGGAGCCATTCTGAGTGGCAGACTCCGTAGAGGTAGTGTTGAGTACGAAGGAAGTGTTTTTAAACACTATCGAGGTGTGTTGAGTGGTTGGAGGTGGACTGCTCTTCTGGATACAGTAATCAATGCTGCAGAATGCTACGCTATTCACGAACAGCTAGGCATTCCTGTTCCTGCAGCGGATGAGCGCTGTTTCCAGGGAGATGATGCTCTTCTTTTTTATCGTAATTGGAGGGATGGGCTTCGTGTAAGTACGAGATATGCTCAAACTTTGCCTGTAAATCCCAAAAAATTCTTTCTAGATTATGGTCGAACAGAGTACTTACGATACGTTTTACAAAATGGAAGCAGATGGGGTTATCCTATACGAGC